AGCAGCAGTAATAGGCACACGAAACTTGTAATACTGTCCAGCAATAGGAGCAGCTTTGACAAGTATTTCTGCTACATGATCAGCTTCAGTTGGTACAACAGAGAGTTGAACTTCATCGTGCACGTAAGCGCAACGGGTGTAGTCACGGTCGTATGTAAGCCCTGCTTGATCAAGCAAGTCTTGCCCAACTACCACCCAACGCTTGCTGAGTATGGCTCCACATGACTGAAGTAAATAGTTGAGTGACGCATGTTCTGCGCGACAGAAAATAGGGCGGCCATCGAGGCCCCTAAGACGACCGGTATCACGGACTTTTTGTTTAACAGCATCGATAAGTGGCTCCAAACCAGGAATGGCGTCAAGGAATTTGCGTCGCAGCTCTTGACCTAGCTGCTTCTTCTGTGGGTCGGACAGCTCAGGGCTAAGGCTGTGCCCCATCTTCACGTCACCAGCGCCATAGATAAACGCATAGGTGAGCGTCTTGACTTCCTTACGTGTGCAACCCACACGGTCTGCGTTCTGCTGATGAATATCACCGTTAAGGACAACGTCAGCAAAGGCCCCCTCATCAAAGACAGATAGGTAGTGCCCCAACGCCCGAAGTTCCAGGCCTTCCAAGTCAGCTCCGACCATGACGTGGCCAGGGTGCGGAATAAACAGCTGCCGCGCCCACGGTGCAGATACAACTTGGCCCAGGTTGGGACCACGGTGTGCGTTCCTCCCTGTCTGCGTAGCGAGGCTGCAGCTGTGATGGATGCAGTTGTCCTGCTCAATAGTGTTGAACCAGGAGTTAGCACCTTCAGAGAGCTGCCCTAGCCACTTCTGCAATGTGAGCAGACGTATGAACATCTCGCATTCTTCATGCAGCAGTTCGTTCTTTTGCTGCAGTGCAAGGTCACGGATCTCAGCTAGGCAGGCTTCATCAACCTTGGGCTTACCGCTGTCGGTCAGACGTGTGAAGCGAGCACCACGGAATTGCTGCAGCGCCCATGCAATGTTCAGTCTGCTAGTGGGGTTGAAGTCAAGCAGCTTGGTGAAAGGGGCACCGGCTACATAGCCCTTTGCTTTGTTCTGTCTCTTAGGCGTAAACACTTTCCCAGGAACATAAGGGAAGCGCTTGATAATTGCTGCTTCTAGGTCCTGCATCTCTGCAGAGAGTTCATTACGTACACGTTCTGCAGCTTGTACGTCAAAACGGAATCCTGATGCTTCTTGCTGAGACATGATCTCAGCCATACGCATTTCAAGATGTACACAATCAAGCATTGTCAGGTTTCTCCTTATTGAATCCAAATTTTTCAGTCACTTCTTTTTCGCGTTCGTCTGCTCGCTTCTTCTGTGCAAGCTTCGCTACATTCTCCATGATCTTGAGAGAATCTTCAACTGTTGTTTCATCAGGCATAACAGCACGTACTACTGAAAAGAGTTCATAAAACTCTTTAGCAGCAACTTGCATCTCTTTTTTAGTTAATGGATCAGTTTTCTTAGGCATAATCATTCATCCTGCGGAGCATGAGCTCATATAGTTTTACAGTTACTTCTGTATCTTGAATACAGTAATCAAGCATTTCTGGGGTGTAAACATCCCAAGCAGCTTCGTGCTTACCGAAGTCACCTTTAAAACACTTAAGGCGATAGCCCCATGCTTCTAGGCTATGACGGCCATAGAGCTTTTGTGGCATACCGATTGGCCGACGTTCGTGATCACGGTCAGCAATATGTGGATAGAACAACCTGCTAAGTACAAGAGTGTCAATGACTTGACCTTGATAGTCAAAGTCGTATGTCTCTTTAATTAGAGGAATGTCATAGCCAATTATATTGTGTCCAATAAGTACATCAGCTTGGCGTAGGCTTTCAATGCCATCATCAAGATCTAAGCGCGGAGCATCCCATACAAGTGGCTTGTCAGATTGACTTAAGTCACGTGCAACAATGCAATGAATTTTAGAACCACGACGCAAGAGGCCAGTAGATTCAAGGTCAAATAGAAGTGCTGTTGTTGTTTTCATTGATTTGTTCGTCATATTGTGAAGCATCGAAACTGCTTGATTCTGTCGGGCTATGCGTGTAGAGATCTTTGTCTTGGAATTGTTGTTCCCTGTCATCGAATCTAGGAGCTTGATTGTTGTTTTCAAAGCGTTCGTCTGCATCGTCAAATAGTGGTTCAATGGATATAAAAAGTTCTCGTGCTAATCGTGCTGCACGTCTAAATTCGTCCTTGTAATAAGGCTCCCATTCGTGAGCTAGGACGATAATTTTGCGAATGCCCATCAGATAAAGCTGAAAGACTGACGCAGAGAATGGGTATCGTGTGGAGTAAATAACTGCTCCAGTGATAGGTGTGCCGCGTTTACAGGCAGTGGCTATAGCGTATGTAATGCAGTCCAGCTCTACTTTGCAGTCAGCCAGGATACTTCTGCCATCACCGCAAATCTCTCGATCACGGATAATTACACATCCGCCAGGAGCAATTGGGTGTGTACTGCCTGTAGATACTTGCTTAGCAAGATCCATAAAGTATTTATCCTTGTTTTTGATAAATGTTGGGTCTGACTTTGGTGCAGGCATATCTCACATATTGAGTCGGTTGTTTCTATATTAGATAAGTGAATTAATAAATGAGACATATGAATTACGACAGGTTCAAAAAAGAATATGACGAATTCGAAGAATATAATATGAATCGTATGCCATATGAATCAATAAACAAAAAATCCTTGGCCTGGCTGGATGTTCGTGATAAGTATGGCAAGCAAGATATGGTCAATAGTCCAGCGCATTACACACGAGGCAGTCAAGAAGTCATTGACATTATTGAGCAAGCCATTGCTGATGCACCTAGCAACGCAGAAGGATATCTACAAGGCCAAGCTTTGAAGTATCTTTTGCGTGTATGGCTTAAGGACAACCCTAAGCAAGACTGTGAGAAAGCGGTTTTGTATCTAAATCGTCTTATCGATAAACTCGACTAACAAATGGCCGGCGTTAGCCGGCTAACATCGTTGAAAGTAAAGGTCACCGTCTGCATGTGAGAGAGATTCGAACTCTTGAATATGTGGGCGGATTTTTTCTAACACAGTTTTAGTGTCTATAGAGGCGTGTTTGAACGTGCATGCATAACCTTCTGCAAAGGGAAGGTGCTGATGCACTGGGATGTACCACATCAAAGGAATTAAGCAGTCCCAAGGTTCTAATCCTTGTGATGCCCAGCAATTACGCTCTTCAAGTCGAGCTGCAGTCTTGATGATATGAGCTTCATGCGCTTCAGTTTCAGGTAGAAATAGTTCATTGTATGGGGATATAAGAGCATGCTTCCACATGATTGTCCCGTCTCTATGAATTAAACGAGAGGGATGCACTTGGTTCCCTGAAGGTAAGGTCAAAAAGGACGCAGTCGAAAGATGCTTAACCATCAGACATTACCTTTGCGTTCTTCGTAATATTCGAGATCTCTTTGCCAGGAATCACCAGTGAACTCATTTAATACTACTCTTCCGATGTCCCGGAAAGTATTATAAAAAAGTGAAACCTTATCCACTGATGTAATCGTTACATCGACAGGAGGTCCGTAAACAATCAAGTTCCATGTTGACGGGCATACAGGCTCAAAGCCTTTTGCCGTTGCTCGCAGCTGCTTGACACGTTTAAATGGAATGCAGAAGGGATAGTCAAGCAGTGCAGGAGCGCCTCGTAATATTTCAGATGCATTAGTAAAGAACACAAAGCTATTAATGTGATGATTGCGGTACTCATTAATGGTTTTGTTTAGCCATATCCTTGTAGTCCGTACAGCACCTTTAGGAGCTACAAAGACGTTGCCATGCCAATGTTCTTGCAATGGATTAGCTTCGACAGATGGAACTGACGTAGCGTCTACAAGCACTTGCTGTACAGGATCAGAAGTAGGATCAAAGTCAATTGATCCCATCACTGATCGTGCTCGCTCAATAATTTGAGGTGTTGGGTATAGAGGCAGTTTTAATCCAGAAGCTTTTAGCTTATCCGCTAAATTCTGCTGTGATCGCTCGGAGGCTTTCTTGGCCCCCTCCTGCTTCGAGACTAAATGTTCTTGTTCCAGCATCACTGATCAATGTAATTAATACGTTTTTAGACCAGTCATTCTCATCAATTTCTTCAATCAGCGAACGAAGAAACTCCACGATTTCTGAATCCTCTTCGCGTTCAGCGGAGACTAAATCAGATTCAACATCATGCCCAGACATGTATGTTGTGGAGTCGTTAACTAGATTAATAACTAAGGAGCCTGCGCCTTTGGCTTGAACTCCATTCATTGCGACGTTAATTAAGTCTGTAAGAATAAGCTCAGCAGTAGCGGCTAAAAACTTTTGCTCGTTATCTTTTTCTTCACCGAATTTATCGGATTGTAAAAGTTGCTGAAGTAAATCTGTACGTCTAGACATAATTGAATGACTCTTTGTTTAGGATAAGTAATTTAAAATTCTTCTGTGGGGTTTTCATCGTTCTCCTCGTTATCAGTTGGAGCACGAAACAATCCGGGGTTAGAAGGTTCAGTTTGTGAGATATGTTTGCCAGCTAAAATGTCGGTCATTACAGCTTCGAACCTATCTACATACTGCGTATTTGGATCTAGTAAAAGCGCTGCTCTTGCTTCGATCTCTGCCGTATCGTCTTTCTTTTGTTCTTCTTTAATTGCTTCTTCAATTACATACTCAGCAACTTGTTGCCGCAACGTATGTAACTGGCAAGCAAGTTCAAATGAATCGACGTAGCTGTCTTGGTCTACAAACACTCCAACATGTTGCGGTATCAAATGAAATGGATTACAGCAATACTTTTCACCACATGTTGTTTTGACACCTGTAAACCCTAAGTCTCCCCATGTGAACCACATTGCTACACGCTGTGGATGATGTTGAGTAGAAGTAGAGATACCAGGTCTACGCCAAGCAAACTGCGGTTGCTTAGTTCTAGGGTTAACTACTCCATTCCACATCCAGCACTCATCAGGCTGTCCAATATCTACTTGTGACCAGAACTTAAGTGCTTTGCTTCTATACTTTTTAAGAAGGCGATCAATGTCAAAGGAAAGCATTCCTTCTCTTGCTGATGCTACGCAACGTACACAGGCTTGATGACTGTCATAACGCATTGAATGTGAACTAAATCGTCCAAGCGAATGACCGCTATAGATACATAGTTCACCTTCTTCTGCAGTGTTAGATAGCTGCATATGGCGTCTACCGTATGCATGCCCTCCTACACGTTTATTAGGCTTTGCTTCGGCCATACTATATCTTCGAAGGTGAATTAACAAACGTACCACCCAATGCAGGGTATTGATCTTCTTCAGGCAACGCTGTCAGCTGATGATTGATCATGTATTCATAACGTGTGCTATTTTCATACTTTATACGAACTAGTTTAGCGTTGGGGGTGTAATACTCAGGCTTGCCTACTACAAGCGCTGTCATGTCATTAGAAGACACGCGAACCCGCAACCCAATTTGGATATCAGATGATTTCATTTTAAAAGAATATATAGTGTTTAAAAGTCGTTGAGAATATGGTCGTCAGTCAATGGATCGTCAGTAGGACGAATCCATAGTCGAACTGATTTGACCTTATTAGTAACTGGATCTTTGCGTGAAGTGTTTAATCGTCTCCAGCCAAGTGTTTGTAAAACATCAGCTACTCGACGAGATTCACGTCGTCCTTGTTGTCTTGGGTCAAGGTCAAGTGCTTTGGTAAGAACCTCAGCAGCTGAAACCTCTTCCTTCAGACTGACGTAATGACTAATCTTCTCCATCCATGGGTCTGGATCACCAAACTCTTGAATGTACTCAGCGATCTGAGCGATCTCACCGCTATTGAATTCATATGAATTGCC